AGTATTTATATACCAATAATTGCTTTAAGTGCAATTCTTTTGGCTTTTCCTGATTGGATCATTTTTATACGAGTTGCTTTTGTAATTCCTCTTGCTTTTGCGGCATCTGATAACTTTTTTTTATGTTCTACAGAAAATACAATACCCTTTCTTGCTTTAGAAATCTTTTGGCAAGTATCTTGGGAGTGTTTTCTTCCTGTGCTACAAATTGCAATTATCCTTTTTGTCTCTTCTGAATGCTTGGGATTTTCACCACCAGTTGTTAGATTATATCCAAAATTTTGGTCAGTAACTTTATATTTTGAAATCCAATCTTCTTCTTTCCATGAAAGAATTTCTTCTGGACAAAATTCAATTACAGAAAATTCAAATGCACTTTCTCCATATTTTGACCATGCTCTTTGGAAATGTTCATTATCATGATACTTTCCACGCAATCTTGTTCTGTGAGATGACATTCTTTTAAGCATATTCATGGCCTGACCAATATATCGCTTACCGCTTTCAATATGTTTCCAGCAATATATTCCAGATGAAGAGGCCATAAACTAGATCATCTCTCCACGGGTAATGGGACTACCCACAAGATTCCTTGTGGCTTTCAATTGTGGGCCAGTAGTGGTCTTCACATCCGTCAACTTAATCGACGGAGATGCTTTCACCTTGAGCATTCTGCTCCTCATTGCCCCATTGGTAGGGAGCTTTGAAAGAGACATATTACAGCCAATCAGCTTGGAAAGGATTAGCGTTCTTACCCATTCCACTCTCATTAGCTGGCCCACCTACAGAGAATGCACTCTGGCAGGACTCACCAATGGATTTGATACGGGCAGTACGAGCATCCTTATAAGCACGAATAGTAGGAATATCTCCCTTGATCTGCACCCTCTGCATAGGTTGCGGAGTAGCAGAATCAGAGACAATACCACGTTCTGTTTTATCGACAGTGTATTGGACTCCGTGAGATGCCATATTATTTCTTGGAAGAACCACGACCAGGGGAAGTGGGTTCGGGTTGGAGTTTGCCAGCGTAGAAGATTCCGCTGAACTCCGTACCTTTGGGATGATTGCTCATGCCTTCTTTGACGGTTCCACGGGTGCTGAATCCTTCACTCTGAAGTTTGGGTTCTGTTGCCCTGTTGATGTCTTTAGCCATATGTTTAGTTTGTTGTTAGTTTAGGTTAGGATGATGCGATAGATGAGACTGTCCAGTTAAATCCTGTAATTGAAGCTGTTGTTGCGTCAGTAAACAAGACTTGAAATCCAGTAGTTGTTTTACTTCCAGTAATAATAGCCCAAGACCATGTTCCTGTAGTAGTAGTTGATGCAGTTAATGGTTCAATTACAACTTGATAAGTTGTATTAGGCATATTTGTTGCAAAACTTACTGTATAAATTTTTGACGCTCCAGCAGTAATACTTGTGGTTCCTTGCTGAACATTAACCGCTAAAGCATTATACTCATTCTGGAGATTCTGGATATTCTGATTAATCGTAGCAATCTGTGCTGGAGTAACTTGCCCAAGACCGGGGATATTTACCGTTCCGTTGTTTAAATAAAGCTGAATAAAGCTGTTAAAAATATCACTCCACTGGCCCTCTGGACAATAGTTGTTAGGGACAGTCGGGAAAAGAAGTTGTGCTGGAGAACTCTGGTTCTGCATAATTATTTGATTTGTAGCCTTATTTTAAGTAATTAGCAATGCTTTTATCCAGCAACAGACGAGATGGCAGTTGGGAGGGGAACAATCCGATAGTAATCCAAGTCAGGTTGGCAAGCACACTGAACTGGTTCTGGATCATTATAGAAAGTATCAGGGCAATTTCCTTGAGGAAGATCAATACTATCGTTGAAGATAACTGCAAGCCTCAACCTATCGACAATACAAGATCCAGTTATGTTAATCTTTACTTGGAACTCTGCTCCTTCTTGCAAAGGTATTTGGGAATACATTTCACACTGATCTATGTCTGGAGTAGGGAACCTTAATTGCTGGTAGCGAGGTTGTGACACTTTGGGCACACAATCCGCTGTAATTGGAGTACATTCATTTAACCCAATCGTAATCGGGTATGAAAGGGTATTAAAACAGGCATAGGAATCTGGACGAAACTCGCACCCAAGAGTAATGGCTTCTTTGAGATTTGAGACCCACACCTCTCCACCTACAAGCTGTTTACGGACAAACTTGGAAGCTCCGGGGTTAGGCGTAAAGTCATACCTCTTGGTAGTAAAATATGAACCAATTTTTACGCTTCCATACTGAACTGAATAATCATCTACTCCAGTTAGCAGTGAGCTACTACTCTGAAGTTCATAAAGACGATTAACATTGTCAGCATCAAATGAGAATGCAAAGCCACGTTGGACACCATTAATTTGTGCTGTAGCTAGTTGGGTAGGTTGTGGGCCTTCCCATAGACCATTCCAGCGAGACGGCATAGAAGCATCTGGAGAGATCCTACTCTCTTGTTCAACATCAAGAACAATCATTGCTCTACTAGGACGATGGAGTCCACATACAGATGGATCAGCAGTAGATACTGTAAATGGAGAGACAGTTGCTATGAGTCGATTATCAAAGAACATCGCACTCTCAAATTGCCTCAACCAAGGAGTGTCATAGTTTACCCAAGGCTGAACCTCACGGGAGATTTTACGGAATGAAAGAGCCTGATAAAAATCTACTTGGGCATTGTTATAGAAAGCCCATCCATCATCAGAACGGAAATAGACATCGTTGTTTACCCCAGTAATACTCCAAGGGGAACGGCAACCACGACCAATCAGAGAAACCTTCTGGATGTTGTTGGCTTGCCATGTTGTTCTATCTTGAGAGAGATCAAGAGTAAATGATCCGTTCTCACAGAATACTACAAGTTCACCTTGACCTCTGACATTGATATTTAGGGATGGCATTACCCTCATTCCTGTAATCAATCCTAGATTTGCGGGAGGAGTAAATGAACCACCCTCTTGCCAGTAGGTCTGCTCGGTAAAGTTTTGGGTATTTGATGTCGTAGTAAATCCGTTTCCGTAAATGATGTCGGAAACATAGATGTTGTTGCTGGCATCACTCACAGCAACTCGACCATAAGCATACGCCATAATCGTTCCAATTGGCATCTGTTGCTTGACGGGATTTAGTCTAAAGCAAGTGTTTGGCTGTGCTGTTGTAATTGTTTTATTTGCCGCAGTAGTTGTTGCGATATTTGACCAAGGAGTTGAAGAACCATCTGGAAATACGCTACGAACTTGAAATGCGTATTGGGTAGATGAAGATTGAGCATTAAAAGTATAGGAAGTTTGTGAGTAAGGAACTAAAGCAATCGTTCCAAATATGCCTTGGTTATACTGAACTTGAATCTCATTCTGAACTGCCCCTGGAGCATTATCCGTCCAAGTCAAAGATATGCTAGTTGATCCATTTCCCTTTGCTTGAAGATTAGTTGGGACACCAGATATATCTCCAGACCATGCAATAGGATCTTGGTATCCGTTCTGGATATAAATCCAATCTTCAGCTTGAACAAACCATGTATGCATCATGGTTGGATCATTGCCATCTATTAATTTGTAAAGCGTTCCTATATTGTTGACGATTGATAGGAAATATATTGTCCCTGCAACCGACACAACAAACCCATCTAGCGATCCAGACTTGATTGCCCTATAAGGCCACGCACCTTGGAAGTTTCCAGTTTGGAATGCAGTAAGGATAGATGGATCTTGTCCGTATGCTGGCGTAATTGGGATCTCCGTAAATGGAGGACGAGTAGCATTTACTCCCTGTCTAAAGGATCGGTTTACACACGATGAAACAAATTCCGCTGGAAGGACTGACGGATGCGTTTCCGCATCCATTCCAATCGTTAGCGTAGATCCATCGTAAACTCTGCCATCACTTGACATTTTAGAGGAAGCTCAACTCGTAACCAGAGATTTGAAGGGTAAATGAATCACCAGTTCCAAGAACAGCAGTAGTATAGATATTGAAGAAACTATTGGTGTTATTTGGAACCACAACTGTTGTTGTCCCATATACAACATTTGTTCCAGCGGCGGCGTATGGAGCAACAATAAATGCACCATAAATTTCATTAGTAGTTGCCAACACTGTTTGAGTTGGCCCTGTAGATCCTGCGGCTGTGTTAGAAATAACTACGTTTGCTGTTTGTGTAGTAGATGCTCCAACAAGACTAAAACGGAAAAATGCTTTATCAACATACTGATAAGGAGCATACGCAACAGATCCAGACCAATACTTATTTGACGCTTGCGTAGATTGAGTTGTAACAACAACATTTGCTGTCTGTCCAAGGTTTACCGCCCTGCCATTCTGGTTATACAAAGCATCAATTTGAGAAGAAGAATTAGTGCGGAATAAACCAATCAAACGGAAATATGTATATCCAGTTGGAAGGGTTGGAGCAGTTGGGCTTAAAGAAGAAAGCGTAGCAACTGAAGATGTTGTAGAATTGTAAATTGCAAACACATAATAGTAAGTACTTGCAATTAAAGACCCTGTATCAAGTCCATTTGGAAGACTGTTGGTAGAAAGATTTAGCGTGTAAGCAGAAGAATTATTAATAGCAATACTGTTTCCAGCTACACTATTAACAACTAGATTGCCAAAATTAACAGTCAATGAAGTAACGCTTGCATATGATATGTTTACGGAACGAGCATCAACAAATCCATTTGTAGCTGGTGTAGCAAAAGCTGGAACTCCGCCAACCATTGTAAGAACTTGACCATTAGTTCCAAGTGCGGCTTGTGAAACTACATTGGAAGCATTTTTGTAAACAATACCTTGGTTCGGAACAATGCTCTCAATCGTTCCCCATGTCGTCGTGACACCACTAGGAGATACAATTGGGAATTGCGTTTCCGTTGAAGTAGATGGATTAAATTCAACAAGCTGACCAGTAGGAGTAGTTCCTTGGATTGCTCCTACGGTTGAAGATGAGACTTGGTTTCCACTTCCAAGGAAGATTGGATTAGATGCAGATCCATCAGCCCAATTCACAAGGCCAGTAGAAGCATTGTATGAAAGCAAGCTATTGGAGTTAAAAGTAGGGATGGTGTATTTGCAGAAAGCGGAATCCTCACCAACCACACGCTGGATAACTCCCTGACCCAATGCGGTGCAAGTTGTGGGGAAGTTAGGGTTACAGGCTGAAGGTGCGTATTGGACTGTGTTGTTACATCCACATCCACCCCACCCATTGCCGTATCCATTACCAGAGTTGTTACATCCGCAAGCCATAGTTTTTTAGTTGTAGTTGGTTTTTAAGAAAAGAGCAATAGTTATGTAGTATAAGTCCCGTTTTGGGTAAAAGTCAAAATGGTGTTTGTTCCATTTAGGGTAACAGAAGCATTAGTATAAATTCCAGAAAAGTATTGATTGGGAATAGAAAGGATGCATACACCACCAAATCCAGCAACATTTGAACTATAGGCTTTAGTTTTACTTCCGCTTCCATAATTTCCATATCCTAAACCTCCATTAACAGTAATTGTAGTTCCATCATTGTCAGCATTTCCACCACCCCCTGCTCCGTAATAAATAGAAGTTCCAGTAATTGATGAAACAATTCCATTGCCTCCTCCACCACCTATAGTATTTCCATTTCCATCATATGATACAGCAGTTCCAGCAGTTCCAGCACCACCACCTCCACCACCATATCCTGCACTATAAATATCATATCCTCCAGAACTTCCATTGTGGCCTTGGCTTGCAGTTCCTCCCGTTAAACTATAACCACCACCACCTCCAGAACTTCCATTAGCACCTTTAGTTGGTAAATTACCACCACCACCACCACCACCATAAGATACAATTGATATTGATTTATATGAAATAATTGAATTTCCACCATTTCCTCCAACTGCACCAGAATTAGAAATGGGTGCAATTCCTCCAGATCCAACTGTAACATTTATTACTAATCCAGATGTTTTTAATGGTATTGTTGATGTTAATACACCTCCACCACCACCTCCTCCAGCAACACCAGCAGCAGAATCACCATTTGCTCCCCCACCACCAACTAATAAATAAGTTATGTTTCCTCCAATTAAATTCTTTAACTTTGATAATACACCTTGTGGGGTTGTTGTTAAAAAATATGCAACTTGGGAAATATCAGTGTGCTGAATATACGGAAGATTTATAGGCAGTTGAATCGTCCCATCAGCAACAACAAACTCTTGTCCATTCCAAATAACAAGGGATGGGTTAGATCCAGGGACTATTGGGTATTTATTACCACACCCACACACATTTGTATTGCCATACATGGGTTATCGCATTCTCCGAGCCGTAAGATAGCAACCTACAGTTATTCCAGTTCCAGTAAATGCAGGAACAGATGCCACAGCATAAACTGTATTTCCCGTATTTTGGAGTATGTTTACAATTGGAGAAGCTACCTCAATAGTAAATGTTGCTCCAGAAACAGCAGTAATAATAGGAAATTGAAGTCGATTTGGAACTGAAGGAATACCCGTTGCTGTGCTTATTCCTGCAACAAATCCAGGGCCAGCGGTTATTGTAACATTACTACAACCAATTAAGAATACTGCTGAAAATTGCCAATCTCCATTTGTTAAAGATGGAGATGAAGATAATGTAATTGTTAATAACTCTTGAGTTTGTCCTGTTGTAAATGAAATATTTCCAGATGACCAAGAAAGCGTTTCTCCAACAACTCCAGAAGGAGCCGCTGTAACAGTTCCACTGACTCCAACAATTCCTGTCTGCCAAACAACGCTTGTTCCAGCACTATTTGTAGCTAGGATTTGATTTGATGTTCCAATTCCAATTCCATTATTGAAAGGATAATATCCTAATATTCCATTTGAATCTGCTCCCAAATATCTGTTTGGAATGCCAGATAATTGTTGAACACTTGGAAGGTAAATAGGAGCTTGAACAGAACCATCACCAAAACGAGTTACGCTACCATCATAAATAACAAGAGATGGATTTTGGGGTATATTTAATCTATTAATCTGACTTCCATTTTGCCAAACAAGAGGCCCAACTCCTTGGCTAGTAGGAGGGATAATGCTAATTGGAACTGTGTTGTAGCAAGGCATGTTATTGAATTTGTGATAATGGAACTAAAACAAATGTTCCAGTTGCAGTCAACCCAACAACATATTGAATATCAGAAACATTTCCTTGTTGAAGATAAGGAAGGGAAATAGGATTTTGGGTAGATCCATCAGCCGTAACAAATGTCTGTCCATTCCAAATCTGTAGAGAAGGATTTGGAGGCGTTGGCACAACATAAGAAGTGTTACAGCATTGGGAATCTTGGTATTTCATCAGGCAAAAGTTTGGATCATCTGCTGGTCACGGGCTAACCAACCTCGTAGATTATTACCCAAATCGGGCCTTCTGTCAGCTATTTCTTTGTAATGCTGATCATTATACTCTCCAATCATCAAACATAATTGGTGAGCGTCCTCTTGGAATGCGGCATTTTCAGTTTGTGCGCCAATCTTTCCATCTATAGCAATGTGTATTCCAAGGGCATTTATAGATTGCTGGAGGATCTTAAATGCTGTTCCGTATCCTTCATTAACAGCAATATTGGCTACTTCCTCGCCTACGCCTTTTGGCAGAAGATCAGCCCTTGACTCTGACCAATAATAGTCGTGATAGGTATCAGCTATCCATTGAGGAGTAAGGTTATCTGGTAAGTAATCATCTTTTTGGGTTAATCCACAGAATGTAATCCCTGCACCATCGTGATCATCTTCTTTAAGGATGTTTCCTTGGTGATCAACAGTTGCTTCTACATTGCAAATGAACTTCAACCAAAATGTAAACCTTGGGGTATATTTACCAGCAGAGTAATCTATAATGTCTTGGATTGTCATAGATCACGAACTCTTGGTGATGGAAGATTTTGATCATCATTAGAATTATTCTCAAATGGCTTCTGGATCAATTTAGAACCTCTATTTGCCGCTAGGATTGATGCAACCCATGTGAGTGCTGATGATGGATTAAACGGGCTTGTAGGGTTGCTGTAGTGCGAATAAACCGTGTATCCAATAAGAATGGAGAATGCCACAACAAGAATAATCTCCCACACAAGAAATGATACCCTTAAACTAGAAGGAGTCCCATTAGTTTCACTTAATAATTCCTGTAGGAAGTTCATAGATGCGATAGTAATGCCCAAGTAGCACCAAATGCTGATACTCCAGCACCCACTCCAATGAAGATGCCATAAGGAGAGAATGCCATAGCAATCCTACCAACCATAAAAGTAACAAGCATTCCAATGATGGAAGAAAGGATAAAGAGGAGTTTGTTGAAATGAGAAATCCTTTGTTTTAGATTAGATATTTCCTTATCCTTTTCCTTGTTGGAATTTATGAAGAAATCAACTTGAGATTGTAGCTTCTTGGCTAGATCAGCTTCCGTAAGTAATTGTTGCCTAATCTGATTGATGTCATTCTGTGCAACTTTTATTGCTTGGTTCTTTAGTGCCACAGTCTTTTGTTGCAACGCTACATCCAATTGTTTCACTGCATTATTTGTATTGGCAATGGCTGGAGACAAATCAAAATAGCTATGTTTGGGTATGCTGGCACACCCAACTAGAAGAAACGCCATTACAAATACAAGATACTTCATTTTGATGATCTCCTAATGCTGGTGTAAATAGCAACACAACCAGCAATAAAAGAAACTATTAAAGTAATATTCTGCAACCAAATATGGGAATTATTAAAAAATGAGACTATTAAAGTCACAAGAGAAACTAATGCACTTGTTGATGTAGTTGCATCAGGGTTTGGAGTTGAGGAAGGATTCATGGTTGTGATTGGACTTTAGCATATAGCTCAACATCATCTGAATAGAAGTTTTGAAGCGTTGTGATTTGTTCTGGAGTGAGAGTTGGTTTCTTTTCTGGCTTGGAAGCATTTTTGATTTTCAATGGAGTTGGCAATCCAAGCGTTATTGCAAGTGGAGTAAGATCCTTTGCAAAATCTTGAAATACAATATTCTTTGGAATGGCATCTCCAAGTAATCGTGTTTGAGAAACAAAATGAGGATTGAGTTTGGTTTGATCTTGTTGAATAAGCCAATCAATAAAATCACCTACTGGATACCAAGCAGGAACGCCACCAGTTGAAAGCGTATACGCAGATACAAATCTGCTTACAGGATCACGAATAATTGCATAAGGAGTTCCAGTTGGAGTTGGAGTCATTGGTAATCCAAAGATATTGGAGACTGCCTGTCCATCTCCTGCTTTGCCAAAGTATGTTTGGGCAATCAATCCTGTAAATAAAGAACTGGCACAGCGATACAAGACACAGAATGAATCTCCATTAGGAAGATTTATGTAACGAACTTGATTTTTGTAGTTTTGTTGAATTTTTGGGTAATAAAATGCGTCACTCCTTTCGTCATAAATATCTCCAATCCTAGCAAATCTTCTCCGTTGGTTTCCTATTTGGAATGTTTCTACATATTTGCCAATACCAAAAGTAGCTGTGCAGAAATCAATTCCTTGTTGTTCTGTTTGAGAATCTAAATCCGAAACAGGGATTAGATTAGTTACAATATTATTTGAGTCTAGTTGAGTAAATATAGCCATAAGTTATGAAGTGTAGGTTCCAGAGTTATTGTAAGTTAGTATTGTGTTTCCTGCTCCATCTGTTGTGACAGCAGGATTTCCAGTTGTAATTCCAGTGTATTTTGATGTTGGGATGGAAAGTATAACAACACCATTTTGTCCATTTTGTGCATAATTTACATTACCATGAACACCACCTCCTCCACCTTGTCCAATCAAACCAGCACCAGGAGAAGGCGTGCCTCCTGTGTCAAAATTATTTCCACTACCACCACCAGCATAATATGTTGGAACTCCAGTAATTGAAGATACAATACCAATTCCACCATCAATGGGATTTGGACTAGAATTTGGATCTGGATCATTAGTAGGAGGATTAACATTTCCTCCACCATATCCTCCAAGATTTACATTTGTTAAACCACTAGCACCACCATTAGCCGTAATAGTCCTATAAAAAGATATTGTTGATGGTTGTCCACTAGTTGATTCACTTGAAACATTATTGTTTCCATTGTTAGTATTCCATTGCGTTGCAGATCCACCAATTCCAACATTTATTGTGAATACAATTCCTGGAACTGTTACTATGTTTTTTGAAACAACATAACCACCAGACCCTCCTCCACTGGCATTATCATCAGATCCTCCACCACCACCACCAACTACAAGCGAATTGATATTAAATGCATTGTTTGCAGAAGATCCACTTTGATATAATGACGATTTTAAGAAGGTTAAAATGGTGTTTGATCCAGAAGTTGTTTTTGTCCATACCGAGTTGTCAATAACACCTCCGTTTACATAAGCATCTCCAGAGTAATTTGCCGTAGGAATAGAAAGAATAACAATTCCAGATCCTCCACTTCCTCCTACACCTTCATACCATCCTCCACCTCCACCGCCAGATCCAGTATTTGCAGTAGCATTTCCTCCGTTTGCACTAACTCCTACGGCTCCATTCCCACCGCCTCCAGATCCTCCGTTTCCTGCGGTATATGCTTGTCCAGCACCACCTCCACCTCCACCAGCAAATGTTCCAGCAGAATATCCAGTAATTGTTATCGCAATTCCAGCACCGCCATTTCCAGAACCAGTTAAAGTTCCACTTCCTCCAATGCTTCCTGCACCACCACCACCGCCAGAAATTCGTGGTGCAATACTATCTCCTCCAGCATATCCGCTTGTAGCAGTACCTCCATACGATGTAAGAGTATTTGTTAGATTTAATGAATATCCAGAACAAGCACCACCGCCAGATCCACCATTATTTCCATTTGTATATCCACTAACACCATTTCCACCAGAACCACCGCCAATAGCTGTTACTCCAGCAAATGAACTTGATTTACCTTGCAAATTATTATGAACGTTTGTTCCGATCGCTCCATCTCCAACGTTTACAACATATAAAGTGTTTGATTGAAGTGTTGTTATAGATTGAACAACTTGTCCAGCACCACCTCCACCGCCCCAATTACCACCACCACCACCACCACCACCAACTATTGCATAATTAACAGAGTAACCAGTTGGTGCAGTAGAAACATTAAGGTTTAAGAACCCCGATGTTGGTTGGAATGAGGTGTTAAGAATAAATCCCATATTTTATGGGAACGCTATTAAGCGTACCAGAATGAATAAGTGCAACTAGCAGATGCACCGATGTAAATCGTTCCCGTAGGGATATAAGGAAATTGGTATCCTACTCCTGGCCCAATATTAATTGAGTTCACATTCGTAAGAGTTCCGCTTGTTGTAGATACAAACAATACGGCTGATCCAGTAGAAGTATTCTGGATGGTCAGAGTTTTGGTTGGGGTAACTCCCAACGCAACACCAGTAGTTGATGTTGCAGTTCCACCACTAAAGGTAAGAACGCCAACAGGAGGTTGAACTGGAATTGCTCCACTAGGGGCAGTAGATCCAGAGGGAACAACTTGTCCCTGCAAGGCACTGAAAATCTGCCAAAGCTGTTCACTTGAAGTTGTGTCAACAAATGCAGGAAATGTAAGAGCAGTAACAGACATGGCTTAAAAATTGGTAGAACACCTTGGGGGGATACAACCCCCAAGGTATCCAGAGTTTAATTAGAACAAGAAACCAGCAACGTACACATCACCAGTTAATGCACCAACAGTTCCACCAGAACTTGTAGTTCCAGAAGCAATGCTAGGATTGTAATAGGTAATGGTATTTGGAGAAGCAGTGGTTGAAAGAATCGTAACCGATCCATTGTAACCAGCACCAACTCCAAGCACATTAACAACTGCACCAGCAACAAACGAAGCAGGGAGAGCCGACAGCGTAAGCGTGGTGATATTGTTTGTAGTTGTAGATGAGCTAACAGTGACCGAAGGAACTGCCGCAGTGGTAACATTGAAATTCAATGTTTGAACTGAAGACGCACCACCAGCATTAGCAGAAGCAACAGGGAAACTACCAGTTGGGCTAATTGGAGTAGATCCATAAGGAACTTGGTCTGCAAGAGGAAGTCCACCAAAGATATACCCTGGAGCCGCACCAGTTGTGCTGGAAGTTGTTCCAATAAGAGTAAGAATGGTTTGTGACAGATTTCCACCAAGGGTTGTTCCACCACTTGCAACTACTGTATTAGCAGGAGAAGTAAGAGGAACACCAGTTACAGGAAGGGTCGTAGATGCAACAATATTTTGACCCGAAATTGAGTCATTAATTGTTACAACAGCACCCGTTGAAAACTGCGTTGATCCAGATGCAGGGCCAATAACATTGGAGTAAACAATAAATGCATTCGTAGGGACAAATACATTTTGATCGAATTGAAGGTCACCCAAAATGTAAGTTCCAGTTTTAGTGAAATCTACACTTTGTGGGCCGAATCTAACAATCGTCAGGTTATTAGGAGTGGGTTTTGGGACGGACATATAATTAGTTTTGTTTGTTTAGTTAAGATTAATAATAGCTAGGAGTGTTGTAAATGACGTTGTTAAGCGTATAAGCCACATAAACATTGTCAGTAGTATCAGCAATCGTAATAGGAGTGAACAACGGGCCACTTCCAGAAAGGCTAATAGGACCAGACATTGCGACACCATTAACGGTGCAAGTTCCACTACCATTGGCCGTGATCGACCAAGTAATAGCACTTGTAGGAATAGTGAAGCTAGTTCCGTTTGTGACTTGTACAAAGTAAGGTGTCAACGGTTGCCCATACCCTGCGTATAGCAGGGCAGGGGCGTTGAGGACACTCGACGGAGCGTAATTTGCGTTATTAAGTGACATCGTGTGTTTACTTTATTGATTAAATAGGCTGGCTAACAGTGCTGTTGCAAGCGTAGCAATCAGGGGTGTATTGCGGAGCATAGTTCGGAGACAGGGTGCAAGCCGCAGGGATCACCAACTGTGCATTGTTCAACCTGTGAAGGATGGAGTGCATCAGAGTAGGATCTTGGAACTGCATACCCATACGGAACTGGTTCCAGAAGAAGCCTTGGTCACGCTTGATGTTGCACTCCCAATCTGGATTCTTCCACTCCCAATCACCAGCATAGTTTTGGGTCATGCCTTGGGCTTCTCCAATACCACTCTGTGATGGGCTGATCCACTTGATCATTGCCTTGTTAACCCAAGGATTCGTGATACCGAAATCAGCATAGTTATAAGCAGGGTTCTGGATGTACTTGCAACCAAGCTCCGTGGTAACGGGGTAGTAAGGAAGCACACGAACCAGACGAGGCCATGTCGTAGGATCGTTCACATTGAACGTAGGAAGGGAAGCGTTATACGTCCAATCCACGTTGAAGCGAACTCCGTTGATGTCATTACAGAAGGCGTAGTTACCGATGACACGATCAATACCGAGAGAGTATTGAAGCTGTTTGTCATCAAAGTCACTAACGCTCTCCCACCATCCACCAGACTGCTTGGCATACTGCCAGAGTTGACGAAGCACACGGGAGTCAGGAACGATGATCTCAAGAAGAGGGCGACCAGCGGCCTCACTTACGTCGAGACGATAGGCATCATCTTCACGCTGAAGGTTGATGAGGATGTCATCAAGGGTATCAAGCGAGAGAAGACCAATGTTGTTAAGGCTGGAAGCCGCCATCTTAACATAGACATAGCCCATGTTGTAGCTACCTTCATTCGTTCCCTCAAAAGGCTGAACGATGAACATCTGATCATCAGGAGTAGCACAAGAAACGAGGCTCTGACCATTGCTGATAGGAATCCACTTGTGACCAGCACCACCGATCCAGTTGGAACGGGCGAACTCCTCATGGACATTCTTGGTGATGTTGACATTTGTAGCCATGATGTGATCCATCTCCTCTTGAGGGAAGAGACGATACATGAAATCGGTAAGCTGATACCAATCGGTACGCATAGCCTTGGTGAAGAGGCTGAAGCTGTAAGATTCCGTACCAGGGTGAGCAATCGTTTCAAACTGGAAATCGTCAGCATTCTGGACGCAACGACCAGACTGAACTTGCTCCCAAGGCTGATTTGGGTTGTACCATCCACGACCAAAGCGGAAAGCTTTTTGGGTTGGGAGGGTATTCAGAGGCCAAGTCTCGGTTTCAAGACGACCATAATAGATTGAGTTAATCGCCATCTTCTTGATGAAGAAGGGATTGTAGTAAGTCCTTGCTTCACGGAACAAGGTATCAACATCTTGGCAACTTGAGAAAGTTACGCCATTTTGTGTAGCCATAATATTTTGTTTTTGGGTTTATATGTTTGTCCCAAAAAGGATCGCTCCCCCTTGGAACATGATTAGTGTTTTTGGGTTATGCGATCTGGCAACCATCGCTGGGTCGTTTTGACCAACTCACTATTCTCAAGTTTGGCGATCCGCTTATTATTTTATGTGGGTCGCTATCCCACTCATCGCTTCCACCGAAAACAGTCAGTTAGTCAAACAGACCATTCCAGAATTAAAATGTCTGAACAAGCTATTAGTGTTTTTCTAATAGCTCGTCAACACATTATTTTATCTATTTCTAAATTTGGCAAATAAGCTGGCTGGAGTTAATTCCTCCGTTTGGCTTGCTTTACCCGATGAAGAAGAACTCATGGTTGAATCTCCCGTAGAAGATCCACGCATCTTTTTGATGGTTTCTTTAAGTTCGGCATTCTCTCTTTCAAGTGCAAAGGAATATGCTTTTGCTTTTTTAAATTTAGCTCCCTGTTGAAGTACACGGGTAATTTGTTCTGGAGCGTAGTTGCTGTTCTCACGCAATGCGGCTTCAGCAATCATCTCATCTTCAGACGTATCATCGTCAATATTTTGGGATGCAATAATTTTTGCAATTTCCTCTGGATACTTGATGGAATCTTCAA